ACTGCTATACTTGAAACATCATCATCTAATATTAGATTAGAAAATTCATCAGAAGATGATATGTTTTTAAAATTTACTGTTGTCATAACATCCGGAGTTAATAACAATTCACAATAAGTTGCCATTTCTGGTACATGATATTTTGATTTTTCAACAATAGTGTATCTATGAGCATTACATTCACCTTCACCTGCAGAAACAGCAGGCAAATCTACTTCCATATCCAGTAAAAATTTAGTTCCTGATGGATTTTCTGATTCAAGGTCACCTTCAACTGCCAATTTAAATTGATCCAATAAAGCAGGATCGTCATCTTCTAACCATTCTGTAATACCGCCCGAAGCAACATATTTTATGCTTGTTGATGAAACATTGACATATTCTTCCCATTTTGTATAATTAGTTTCTTGTGAATTACTTCCTCTGTAAAAATCGTTTATTTCATTTGCTTTTATAGCATTATTTGTCATTAATGAATTACCTTTTGAAATGCTATTTAATTTCGGAACTATTCCATAAGTTCCTTCTTCAATTGAAGGATTACCATATAAATGTTCATCAATAAATCTCATTTCATCACATAATTCAAGTAATTCTGCGTGTGATTCTGGATCTGGAGAACCATTATCACAGGTAATATACAAAGCTCTCAATGTTCCATTTAATTCACCTTCTACTTCACAGATCATTGAAGTTTCATCAAATTCATCGTTGTATTCAATTTCTTCACCAAATGCAACAAGAGCTTCTTCTCCAAATTTATGAGTAGCCGTACATACAACACCGGCCATATCTGTACAATCACCAGTTCCTATTATCCATCCACCGGCATCCATAAGCATTGGCCGTGGTTCCGGCCCATCTATTGCCATTACTCTACAATTTGAAGGTCCAAAAAAATACCATTCTTCTTCTCCAAGTTCATCTACCGTAACAACTATAACTTGAAAAGCGCCAAATTTTAATTTTACAGTTGATGATTCCATACTTCCAGAAACAGGCGGAGATATCCCACCTACAACTTCAGCGGCATATACGTCTACAGCGTCAGACCATAAAGCTTCGAATTCAGCTCTTATTTTTTCTAGTTCCGCTTTTTCTTCTTCTAAACTTTTTTTATCTATTGCAGAGCCAGAAAGACTTTTTCCCGCAGCATAACCATAAACCGGATAATTTGTTCCTATATATGTTGTAACATCTCCTGACATATATCCCTCCTATTTACATAACACAGTTGGTGAACCTTGAATTATAATACCATTATAACTTCCAACAAATTTATCGCCCATTCTCGCAACCGGCAGACCGTTTGCAAGAACAGTTGGAGAACCTTCAATTATAAGACCTACAGCACCAGAAAAAGATAATGCTATATCCATTATTTTACCAATTGGCATATTGTTGACTAAAACTGTTGAATGTAAAGGAATTACAATACCTGGTCCTTTGTCACCTATTGTCATATCCATTAATCTTGCAGTTGGTCTCATATTATCGCCTTTATTAATGCATCAAAATTTACTTGAACACATACAGAATCTTTTTGCCAATTTGAAACAATATACTGAATATTTTTTACCAAACTAAATCCTAACTTTGAAGCGTTTTCAAGATGAATTAAAAATTGTGCAACAGCGTTTTCTAAAGCTTTTAGTTTCATAATCAAATCTCTTATATATCTGTCTAAAATTCCTATTTGGTTCATTTGATTGTTTATATATTCAATATATACAGGATCATTTGTAATTTTTAATTCTCTACGATAATTTTTTAAAGTGTTAGTTAATCTATCCCTTTCTTCTTGAAAAGGTGCTTTTACTTCTTCATTAGTATCATCTATGAATTTTAATATATTATTTACCATTCTTGTTGGTACTGCAAACATTATGTTTACTCTATCCATAAAATTTATTATTTGTGTTACAAGATTTTTTTGAATTTGTTGTATTACGTTATTAACAGCACCAATAAGTGTAGCTGGTATATCTATAGTTTTACCACATAAACCTTCTGCAGCTTCTGTAATGCTAAAAGAAAATTCAACACTGTCAATAATTAAATCTATATCAAATGTTTTAGGAATAAATATATTTGGAACATTCGGAACAGTTGAAAGAAAGTCAGCAAGGTCAGCTGTTATTTCTGCTATAGACATGGCGGAATCAGCTAATTTTATTAATTCATCTGCAAATAAACCTATTTCAACAACACCGGCATAAAATGGTGTTTTTAATATAGAAGGAGCTATTGTTGTGTTTTTTCTGTATCCTGCTATAATTGTTGCATATGATGTGGGTCCAGGTAATGAAGCCAGTTGCTTTTCATATTCTTTATAAATATTTTTTGTAGTTAGTGATGTAGACATATTTTTATCCTATCATTATAATCTGACCTTTTATTTCTGTAACCATAGAAGTTTTGCCAATTGTTGTCATAAGACCCGTAAATTCAGATGTTAATGTTAATATACTTCCTATATCTACAAACAATGACCTACCTTCTATTTTACCGAGTAATGCTTTCATTTTTATATTTTGTTTTGTTGCAGTTATGTTAACATTTTTTTCAGCAGATGCAATCGAACAATCATTACTTGATACAAGAAACGCCTCATCTGATGCATCAGCTTGCCAACTACCATTTGAATGTTGTCGTATTCCAGAAGCTTTTATATCCCAATTTTCGAAAACTGTTTCTGATAAAGCACCTATAACTAATGAATTTTTATTACCACCTGCTGTTTCTGAGGAATTTTTAGAAGAAATATTATAGTCTTTTGTGACTGTCAAAGTATGATTTCCTGTTGTTACTATATCTCTATCTCCAGCTGAATCCCTGGTAGTTGCACTTGGAGAAGCAGATATTTCAATATTACCCTCATAGTCTATTTTTATATAAGCTCCATTTACACCGTGTTTTATCAATATGTTTTCATTTCCAGGAGTCGAGTCCAATATTATTGTATGACCACAATGACCAACAATTGCAAATGTTTTTGTATAATCAGATGGTCCTTGCCCAATGTTATGTTCTGGACTATAAAGTTTTTTTGTTAATGGATATTCACCATCTGGATCTGCAAAACCTACTGAATTATCAGTTTTTTTACCTGTATATGGAAAACCCGGAACTGTCGCAAAATATCTTGGCTGCATAATATCACCGGCTTCAAAAAACACAAAAACATGTGATCCTTGAACTGGAACACCACTAAATCCTATTCCAGAACTTCCACCCCATATAGGATAAGCTGGTTCTACCCAAGGTAATTGGTCAACTGGTATACCAGATGAATTTTCCTGTATTTTAGAGTCAGAATGAATACCAAAAATTCTTACTCTGCATCGGCCGTTTTTCCACGGATCTTTATTATCTTCTACTACCCCGCGGTATATTCCTTCAAGCTTTCCATTATTTGGCAAATTTTCTAATACATCAGATCTCATTGTCCTAAAGCTCCTCCAGCAACAGTATCTTTATAACCGGTTTTTAAAATTCTTATCATTTGTTTATATTGTGGTTGGGCTGCTGGCTCAAAAATATGTTCAATTGATTTCACCAAATATCTACCATTATACATTTCATTCTGCATGGAACTTTTCAATGCCGGCCATTCTATGTCAATAAGCATTCCAGCGTATCTATCTGGCCTGCCTTTTACTAAAATTTGCATTTGCAATTGGTTCATATATTTTTTAATCCATTCATTTCCAAATATACAATTCAATACTATATAATCACCACCGTAAGAAAGAACTGTTGATGTTGCATTATTTATATCTGTTGGGTACAGTGGTTGTGAACCATGAACTATATTTTTATATTCTTCATATGTTTCTGACAACAATCTAGATCTTTCTCTCATTTCTTTTGTGTCAAACCTTGGGCTCATACAAGTTCCACCTGGTATATAAGATAAAGCAGAGTTTGAAGGTGGATATAATTTCCAATTTAAAATTCTGTTTTCACTAAAATACATATCTTTATCAGAAGTCATAAAAAAGTATTTTTTGCTTTCTACTGAATTTTTTGAAATATCTATTAAATGTGCAAATGTTACTAAATTAAATCCTTTACCACTTGTATAAAACAAATAACCAGGAAACTGATTATTTCCTTCCATCCTTTTTAATAACCATCTTATTGTTTCTAAAGGAGTCCAGTAAGGCATTATAAATGATTGAATATTTTTATCAACATCAGTATATGGACCTATATAACCAAAAGAATCTTCCCATTTATCAAATGTTGCATCTTGTCCGCCACCAACCATATAAGTGCATATACTTTTTATAATTTCGCTGCCGGTTTTGTTTTTCCATGACCTACTAAATCTTGTAAAATTCATAGTAACATATCTTGGATCAACTAATTTCATTATTACAGTTGTTACTCCAGATCCCGTATTTGTAATTTCTGTTTTGAAGTTTATATCATATGTAAAAAAGTTCCACGTTTTGTGAACAGAAGATGATTTATTAGATCCTGTGTCATCACCATACATAATTGATACCATTTCTCTACCGATAATTGGAACGGCTTCAATTAAGCCACTTCTATCAACAAACTCTAAAATAGCTAAAGGTAAAGCATTAAAAACATCTTCTATAAAAGTAAAATGAGTTATTGAATTATTTTCTATTATAACAGGTTTTTGCTTGCTAGCTCCAAAAATAGTTACTGTAAAACGTGTTTCTGTAAAGTTTTCTGTCATTATAGATTCCTTATTTTTTCAATATCTGAATATAATATGTTCAAAAAATTCTGTTTTAATTCATAAACTATATCTGTTTCATTTATTTCTTCAAATGGGTTAACAATTTTATTAGTGATACACAACACCCACCATAGATTTTCGTTATTATAATAATCATAAGCTATGTTTTCCCACCATTCACCGTTTGATAATATAGTGTAATCGAAATTACGGTCTGTAAATATTGTTTTATTTGGAATATATGGTCTGAATATATTGTATACATGTTCACCATTATCATTTAGTATAGGAAACAATTTCAAAAATGAAGACCTGCTAAGATATTTTGACGAATTAATATCTTCATATTCTTTATCTGTTGTTTTAATCATAATTTAGTCTCCTGAACCAGCTGACCCGGGATTTGAACTTTCAACATAAACATAAGTTTTAGTATCTATATTTCTTGCATATACAGGATCAATTTCTTGAAAAGTTAATCTTAAATCACATCTCATTGGATAACCATCAACAAACGGACTACGCCAAACTGGATTAACATTTCTCAAAGCAGCATATGGAATTTTTATTAAATTTACAGCTTCACCAAATGTTGAAACTGTATCTTGTGCGCCCTTTTCAGGCGGATTTGTTGTTATTTTAAATACATATGGTGGTGTTACTAAAGGATTATATCCAGTTGATGTATCATCCGTTTTTTCAGGACAGGATAATTTTTCTAACATTTTTACGGGTTCAACAACTTCATGATATGGTTTTCCAACTAATGATATTAGTTGAAAACTCAGTTCATATGTTCTTCTTTCTGTGTTTTTATAAACTAATGGTGTATCAACTCTCCAAGGTTTTACTTGTTCTGATCCTAAATATTGTGTTACTAATTGTGGTGCTGTTTCCCAAAGTTCTTTCCAAGTTATTGTTCCACCCTCTGCACTATTTTCTAAAGATTTTATTTTTTCATATAAAGGGCCATCTCCAGATAAGTTTTTTAATGCTGTAATAGCATTTTTGGCAACTATCATTGTACTTCCATACCATTGTTGCATTGATTGTGATACACTTTCATATGGACCCCATTCATGTGATAGAGTTTCTACTAGTTCTTGAGAAGCTAAAAATTTAAAAGTATATTTTGTGGCTGTATCGTTGGGTATAATTGTTGGTTGGCTTGGTCTTATTTTATTATGCTGTTCTTTTACTGATATGGATTCCATTATAACCCAAAGCAATTTATTTTGTTGAGCAAAACCAATACCCATACTATACTCTGGGTTTATAAAATCTTTTCTCCAAGACCTATAATCCGGTTCTGTAACATTTGATAAAGCGCCGCCTGTGTTATCAATAGGTGCTGATTGGTCTCTTAATTTTTCAGCCATTTCTCTCAAAGAATCTAGTTCGCTCATTTTTATAATTCTCCATTTGGTTTATACAAGTACTTTTACACCCCAAAGCGGCATCCAAAATTCAAATTTTGATTCTCCAAATTCTGGATAACCACCTGTTTGTGATTGAACATTGCTTACATTTGCTTGTGTTGTAGTATTCACAGTAACATTTGGTTTCTGTTCATCTACTTGATTTGTTTTTTGTTCTAATTCTGAAGATCTTTTTGCTAACGCCCTGTTTTTTTCTGCTTCTTTTATCGCTGGAACATTACTTGCTAAAACTTTTTCAGTGGCCGCTGTTGGTATTTGATTTTTTGCATATGCTGTTGATGTTAATTGACCAGGTATCCATCCTTCTTTTCTTTGAAATGCCATTTGAACTCTTTTTTGTTCTTCTGATGTATATTCACTCATTAATTTATCAGTGACATTACCATATTTCATAACAAATTTAGCATAGCCTTTATTATCTTCTGCATATTCTTTTACCATTTCAGATAATTTTTTATTAGCCCATTTACCAGTAAATAATACTCTTTCATGTGCTTGTCTTCCGTGTTCTTCTGTATCGAAAATTGCATGACCACGTTTATCCATTCCTAAATAGCCAGGCATAGATTTTACCCAACCACTTTTTCCTGTTGCTTTGATATTTCCAGGATTATTAGTTCTCCAAGAGCTAGAACCCCCAATTTTATCTGTACGAGAAGACCCTGAACGTACACCTTCAAGAGTTTTTGTTACAAAACCTTTTGTTGTTGAACCAACATTTTTGATAGTATCCCAAACTGGCGTTTGTTTTTGCTTTTGTAATTCAGTCCAAGTTACTATACCTTTTTCCAATGTTGATAATTTTTTTGTACTTGTATACAAAAGTTCATCTTGGTTTCTTAATACTTCAGCAAAAGCTTTTTCGGGATCCTTTTTTTCTCCTGTTCCAGGAATAAAAATACTTTCAGCTGTTATTCTCCAGCTATCATATTGCTTTTGGATTTTTTTCGTAGTATCATCAAGTTTACCTGCAGCATCGGAAATATTTTCCGCAGCTGTATTGAGTTTTTTGATTGGTTCTTCCGGTTTTTCAAAATCTTTTCCTGTTAAAAACTTCATAATAGGACCGCCAACCAGAGATCCTAATCCCCAACCAACTAAAGCTCCAACCGGGCCACCAACCAAACCACCAATTATAGCAGCAACAATAGATGGTATTCTTTTTAGTAAAGCATTAATAACTGGCATTTTTCCTTTTGTTATTGCGGTTATATCTTTAAATAAATCAAATACTTCTGTAATAACAGTAAGAACTCCTGAAAGTTTTGCAAATACTTTAAACAATGGGCCTTTGAATAAAAGCGATAAAAACTTGCTTCCTTTTTCTAAAACTTTAGCAAAAACAGGAAAAGATTTACCAATAGACATAGCATAAAGTTCAATACCAGCAAACCAACGTGATAATCTACCAAAAGTGCCGGTTAATTTTTCAGCAATTTTTCCAATTCCTGCAAATTTTACAAGACCACTTTCAGCTCTTGTAAATATTCCAAGAATTAGCCCTATTCTTGTTCCTAATAATTTTAATAAAGTATTAATTATTGCAAATGGTATCCCAATAAGTGGTAGTTTTGCAAGCATTGGAACTGCAAGAGTTGATCCAAGAACAAATATTAATTTTTGCCAAAAACCATCAGATCCTTTTGTAAAAGCTTCCCACCATGATGATGCCAATCCTTTTGTTACAGACCACAAACTTGAAAAAAATGTTTTAGTGGACGATATTAATATTTCGCCTAATGCTGCACCTAAAGTTTTAAATGGTTCTTTTATAAAATTTTCTATTGGTTTTCGTAAAGTTTCCGGTAAATTGTTAAGTATTGTTTTACCTATGGATTTAAAATTATCTTCAAGAGTTTTTCTTACTTTTTCAGGCAACAAATACCATGCAATTTTAGCGCCAACAAGAGTTACTAATAATAATTTAAAAACAGTTGCTATTTTACTAAATACATTCTTTAAAATACCAGCAATTTTTGTTAAATTAAAAACACTTTCAGCTTTAGTCCATACTTCACCACCACCCTCTTTCTTTCTTCTTCCTTGTACATTAGCAAATAATCCAGTTATTCTTTTCCAAACAGATTCATAAGGCGTTCCTTCTTCTTTTGGTCTTATAAACTTTTGTTTAAATCTTCTTTTATGACTTCCCAACGCAATATCTTACTACGGTCTGCAGTTTCAGGAGCGGTCATATAAACTTTACCAGCTTTACTTACTCCTATTCTGGATGTTTTGAGATTATTTGTTATTTTAGATGTTTTATCTATTGCTTTTACAATTTTATCAGCACTATCTTCAATAGTATCATTTAATCCTTCAAATTCATCTTTTTTAAAAATATTTTTAAAACCGTGAAGAATTGATTTTCCAGTTCCTTTAAACCATTCTAATATTGCCGATGATGTTTCTATAATTGGAGCAAAAGCATCAGTTACTTGACCAAATATTCTATTAAATTGACTTTGCCAAGTACTTTTAATTCGGCTAAATGCCATACTAGTTGCACTTGAAACTTCTTTTATTGTAGTAATTGCTTTTGTTAAAGTTGGCCAATTTTTAGTTATTTTTGCATAAAATTGCTGCCTTCGTACAGCTTCTTGTTTTTGAAAAACGTTACCACCAGAAGCAAGTACTTTACTTACCTGTTTTGCATTTTGTTCAGCTAATTTTTGAAATTTTTTATCTGTTGGTGATGGTGTTTTTATAGGAGTTTGAATAGAGACAGACTGAGATAATTTTTTTATATCTCTTGAATATTCAGGAAATGATCTACTGAGAAAATCAAAAATTCCTTGAATGTTTTCTTTATTTTTTTTATCATCTATTGATCCCATTTTTTTCTCCTATAAAAATAAAGGTCTCAAGTCATTATACAATTCCCTTGAGACCTTTCGATCCATTGGTTTTCAAACCAAGTGGGTTCCACTATTTACGACGTGGCGGTGTGTGTATTTTTCCAATAGATTTTTCGTTTTCCTCTTGTCGTTTTATATCTTTTATTACCATATTTATAAAAGCTTCACGTTCAAAATCTGGTAGTTCATTACTTTCAGATATTGAAATATGAGCTCTTGAAGCCAGGTAATATTGTTCTTCTGTTATGCTTTGTATTGTGTTACCTGAGCACAATACATAGCTTAGAAGAAAAAATTTTCAAGGGGTATATCTCTTTTTTCTAAAAATCCACAATGAATACATTTTATATCAAAAGTAAACTTCACACCAAAATCATTCTTTTCATACCATTCAGATATTTTTTCCATTGAGCTTTGTGAAATATTATCAATAAGGTATTGCCTTTCTTCAAGTTTTAAATTTTTATCCACTCCGGCAGGAGTAATAATTTCTTCAATTGCCATTGCAAATAACAGCGTTGATAACTCAACAGCTTTTTGTGTATCTGATAATGCATCCATTATGTTTACTTTTTCTATTGCTGTTCTTTGCATTTCTCTTGTAACAAAAGATAGTTTTATAGAAATATTTTTATCAATTTCTACAACATTCCAACCATTTTTACTTTCTGGTGTTACTTCATCTTCTTCTTTTACTTCTCTAATTTTTGGTTGTTTTTTAGTAGTTGGTTTTATTTTTTCAACATTTTCAAGCTTTACAACTGGCAGAGATCCAAGATTTATTGTTTGCTGTGACTGTGATCCACAAGACGCACATTGAGTTTGAAAAGTATAATTACTTCCTTTTGTAGCTTTTCTGATTTCTAATAGCAAATAAAACCTATCTTGAAGATAAATTTTTTCAGCATCAAAATTTTCTGGTTTTATAACACATTCGTTTATAATTTGATCTAGTGCTTTTTCCATAATATCTGGATCTTGTGAAGATTCATGCATAAGAACTTTTTTTAATTGACCAGTTGTTACAGGTCTAAATGTTATTTTTTCACCAGATCCCGGTAGCACCGTATCAAAAGTGTAACTATTAACGTATTTTACAAAATTACTTGACATAAAAACATCCTCCTTTTATAACAAATTGTTATTTTAATTTACTTTTTTTATTTCAAAATACTGATACGCAAAAGTAACATCAGCAGTTAAAAATTGATTGGACTCGTAATCCAATGATATATTATTTATAGATTTTGGCCATGCACCGTATAATTTATAATACATAATAGGTTTTTTACTTTCACCGTCTAATAAATTTATCACTTGAACGTTATTTGCATTATTGTGTGACATATATTCATTTGGCTCACCATATTTGAAATTATCCACATTTGTAGGAACACATAATTGGTTCCATTTGTATAATGCTTCAATAATTTTTGACCCCTTATCTACATAAAGGTTTAGTTGCCAATCACCAAATCTTCTAACAGATGAATGTTTCATTTGAACACCCATATAATATGAATATACTTCTTCTGTTGTTATATCTGGTAAAGTAGTTGATCTAGCTAAATAAGTTGCTTTTGTTACTAAATTTGCATCAATTTGTAAATCAGTTGGAAAAGTCAAAAAGACTTTAAATAAATAAGCTCTTTGAAAATCCACTACATTAGAAATATATTCATCTACTGGACTTGAATATTTATTGTCTGAGTAGTTTGTTTGTTCTACATATCCTGTTGAGTTCCAATATGATGTTATTCTTTCCCAAAATGATGCCATTTTTCTCCTGTTTTTTTATACCATATATTCTGGACTCTTATCTTCTCTCATATAGTATTGATAAGAAAAAGTTATATCTACTGACATTAGCTCTGTGGAACTATAATCCATTGTAATGTTCCCTATTGCTTTTGGCCATGCTGCATATAACACATACTCTGATGTTGGTTCTAAGTCTGGACCTAACATCCATAAATTTTGATTTAACATATACTGTATTGGTGCACTGTATGTATGATCTTGTGGATTATAAATCATATTATGCCAATCATGAAAAATTTTTAACACATCATTTTTCTTGTCAATGTTTAAAGATACAGTCCAGTCAGCATATGTTCTATTTCCAGCCATTTTAAACGAATAACCAGGATACGGTATTACAATATCTTCATACGTGGATTCTGGTAAAGAAGATGTTCTAACATAATATTTTATGTTTTTTTTCATATCATCTTCTAATATACCTATACTTGATGGAAAATTAAAATATACAGAAAATAAATATTGTCTTGCTCCACCTTCACGCATTGCATATAAATATTCATCAATTATATTTTCTGTACCCATTTAGACAATCCTCATATATCTATTTATAATAAAAAAACCGGAGAAATGTGTAAAATTACATGCCTCCGGTGAGTAATTCATTTTATAATTTTTTATGTATTTTATCCTGCAAAGTTAGGTGTTACTGAATATCCAACTTTACTGCTTGCATGGTAAATATAAGCAAATGTAATATCAAATTGAACAACATCGTTTGTTGAATAGTCAAGTGTAATTGGACCAATATTTTTTGGCCATGCTCCATAAAGTTTATACTTTTCAATTGGAGTACCATCTGTTCCAATCATTTCTAATTCTTGATCCCACATATATCTTGCAGGAGTATTATAAACATTTGTGGTAGGATCGTGAATATGCCTCAACCAATCACCATAAGCTGCGTGAATTTCAGCTTTTTCGTCACAGTTAAAAGTTACAGTCCAATCACTGTAAGTATATTTACCGGCAAATCTATAATCAAATCCTTGCCAGTTCGTAGTTATTTCTTCTATGGCTGTTTCTGGTAAGGTTGTCGCCCTAACAAGATAAGTGCTGGATTCTGTATCACCCATGACCTCTGATGGAAATGTTGGTTTATAGTAAAACAAAAAGGCTTTGGCACCACCACTAAAAGATGCTCGATAGCTATCAATATCAATACTTGGCATTTTATACTCTCCTTATAATTAATTGTAATCCTATTTATATCGTGTGATACTGGATGGAACTAATTCTATCCAGTATCATTTTTTATATCTGTAAACTTGAACCAGCCAGTTCATTGAATGCTACACCTGTTTTGGTTGCTATAAACGAAAGCACCAAGAACTCAACTGTACGAGTTGGTTGAATATAAATGTCACAATACAGTTCATTTCTATCCATTCTTTCAGGTGTATTGTTTGTTTCATCACAAACAATCTGGAACCTGTAAATACCTCTCCTTGCTTTTACATCTCTCAAGAATGGATCAATCATATTGACAAGTAACATTCTTGTAGTAGTGTCATTAGGTTCAAATAGATAATATTTTGCAGCTGTTGATATAGCCTTTTCAAGAACTATAAACAGTCTACGAATATTTATTCTATTAAATGCTGATTCTTTATCCAATAAAGTTTTCTGTCCCCAAACTACCTGCCCTTGGCCTGAAAATCCTACAATTGGGTTAATTCTGTATTTGTACAGAAGATCTCTTTGACTCTGTTTTGGATTCCAAGCTAATCTCCTAATGCTATTTAACTGACCTCTGTTTAAGCCCGCAGGTGCAAACCATGGATCTGTTACCGAGTCAGTATTCGCATAAATTCCCGCTACGTGTCCTGAAGCCGGAATCCAACGATATTTTGAATTCCATTTATCAAATACTTCAAGCCAGTTACCATAAAGAGCAGCATAGCTTGTGTTTTCATTCAATGTTTCATAACACCATCTACGAAGTCCTTCTTCTATATTTCCTCTTGCATATACAACTTTATCATAAGGAACGTCAAGAATAGCCATTGCATCCATTCTTGCTTCACAAACATCTATCAGATACTGTTTTACAGTAATTGATTTATCAGAATCAATAAAAATGTTTACATCAATTTCTTCTGAATTTGAATAATATGAATAACCAGAAATACATTGACTTGTTAATGATTCGTTTGCAGTACCATTTGATCCGTCTGCAAGATATTTCCATGTAGATGTCGAGCATGCAATTTCTTGATTTTTCCAAAGTGGGTTCAAAGCCAATCTAATAAATCGTGATTTTGAATTGATGGATTCTGCAAACCTATTGATACCCATATCATCATCTGCTAAAGGATCTGTGGAAAGGTTCCATATTTCAACATTTTCATAACTTGAAGATCCTTGGTCCATTACCTGCACGATAATAACAAAAGATTTTGCATCAGAAACAGGTGAATCAAGATCAACAAATGCCGCTGAAGTTGCCCAACTAGAAAATGCGGTTCCACCAGAAGC